TCTCCAGTTTCAGGCGATACCTGACCAGCAAAGTTAGCCTCCCATGATTTGCAATTGAATACAAATTCACCATAGGTGTATTGTAGTTCACTGGGAGCATTACCACAGCCAGCCATGTCGTAATGTGCTGTACAGTCCTGTCCTTCATTGTCAGCTCCACCACGAGAGTATGTCATACCATTTAATTCGTTGTGAAGCAGAGATAGGCCGTCAAACTTGGGTGTGATGGTTAGACGATGGTTTCTTGTAAGCCCGAGTCCATATATCCATTTGATAAGTTCTTCAGTAGACTTTGCCTTATACAATGACTTCATCGGTACTGGGAGATGCACTTTTCGTGTTTTCTTTACAGAAACAGGCTCTAAGTGCTGAAACCATGAGTTTTGAGGGTCGAGGTTACGTAACTTTTCGACTTCCTGGTCATAGAAAGCATCTGAAACAATGGGCGCACCTTTACGGTACGCCTCATTCCATGTTTTGATGTTTTCTACCAACTCTTGAATTGATTTAGAAGTTGTATTCATAGTGGTGATTATTTTGAACCTGAATGACCAAACCCACCTTCTCCACGTTCTGTTTTACTCAATTCTGTCACTTCTTCCAGCGGGCCTTGATAGCACTGTTCAAAGACAATCTGAGCAATACGAGTTCCTTTTTCAATAAGATAACGCTCTGAACAATGGTTGTTAACGATTACCCCAACAATTCCACGATATGAAGCATCAACTGTACCTTCAAGCACATCAGCGTCAATACGGATTAAGTCTCCTATTTTGTTATTGTTGTCATCAACTTTGTATGCTTCCATACCTTTAGATGAGAAACCAGAACGTGGGCGTACATTACCTTCCCAACCTGGCGTTATTTTCATGTTAATGTCAAGTTCTACTACTTGGCGACCAGGATAAATGATTGTGTCTTTTGGCACATAAAGGTCATATCCTGCTGACTGTTTATCTGCTTTGGTAGGCATTTTTGCGCCCTCTGATAATAACTTAATTTTCATAATTACTTTTTATTTTTTGATTTCTGTTTTCTTGCCACTGGGTGACATGTTTTTGGTTAGATAATATTTTCTTGTAACGCCACACATTTGGTCATACTCTTCCAGTCTCAATGTGTGAAAGTCGTCAAATGTGACTTCAATGTTTGATGCAAGTTCTCTGAAATAGAGTTGGCGGCAAGAAATACTTGTGCCGTTACACGCATACATAATATTGACTGGAGTTGTATCTAATATTTTGGCTGCTGCTGACTTGGATGCGAATATACCAACCAGTCTTTTTAGCGGATTAAATACAAGAATTGGTGGCACTCCCTTAATTTCCTTCAGTTGTTTTTTCATCTTTTGCTATTTCTAACAAGACTTCTTGTGATAGCCTTTTTTTAGCCATTTGCGCAATATAAGAGTCAGATACAACGATACCGTTAGAGAACAGGTCGTGTATTCTGTCGAAGATATACGCTAAGAAGTTGGGTTCAACAAAAGATATAAAGAGGTAAGAGAAGTTACCGTCAATTAGATAGTGCCCTTGTTCGTTTATTTTACAAATATCATTGTTTTTAATGCTGTAAGAGTTACATAATCTCGCAATGAGATGTTTGTATTCAACGAAGAAGTTGTTGACAGATTTGTCAGGGGCTGTTTTTTGAATATAAGAGGTGGCATCAAAATATGAGATGCCAGTATCAATTTGTGTTCCGAAGAGCAAATTCGGAAATTCAGGGATAGCCTGCTCGGTGCATTTTAGTTGGATTTCGCTATCCGACTGTTTGCCCAGCATTACTGAAGGTCAAACTCTTTGGTTTTAGATTGGTGTATGTCGCTTGGCCAATAAATAGCGGCTGCGTTATCGAACTTAACATCACGAACCACATAATCTACAGGACTTTCATCCATCAGCTTGGTGATACGCTTAACGGCGTCTGCGCTACTGAGGGCTGGTGTGTAAACGGTGCTTTTGGTTCCTTTTACTTTGCCTGTGGTTTCGTTTTTGGTGTATGTAGCAACAGTTACCGCATACAAACCAACTCCACTTTCCGCTTCTTCTTCAAAGTAGTTGCAGATGAGTCCGTTTACCGTACCTGAATCTGTGCATAAAACATCGTTGTATTTCACGTCATCAATCTTAGTTTTGATGATTTCGATGTTAACGCTGCCAAACTGATAACGATTCTGATCCTCTGCGATTGCATAGGCTGTTTTTTCAGCGTCTGTGTAGTTAGCGGCTACAACCAATTCTTCTGTTTTGGTCTTGTCGAGTGCCCCAACCTCGTTGGCAGCAACCCACTCTGTTTTGATACGGAAATAATACAGAGCTTTTTCTTCTTGTTTTTGTTCCATGTTGTTTGGATTTTACGTTAATAATATTGTTATCGTTTGCAAAGATACTAACTTTACCTTTAATATACTATACAAAACTATATTTTTAACATAATTATTTTTTATATATATTGATTTACAGGCATTTACAGACAATGTGTTAAAATGGACGCTTATATTTTTATTAAGCATACTTAACCGATTTCAAAACCAAAACCCCAGATTGCGAAACAAAAAATGGTCTAAGTAGCTATTCTTCAAAAAAGCATTATACTAATGAGTGTACAGACAATTGACAAATTAGATACCAATCTCCTGGAATCTGTTTATAGAACCAGCAAAAAGACAATTCAGGAGTACGTGGCAGAGATTGAACGTCACTGCCGCTTCAAATCGTCGTATCGTCACCTGAACAATGGAACTATACTGGATGATAGAGGCCGATTGATTGACCTTTATGATGCTTGTATGGAGCAAGATGCTCATTTACGAGGAGTTATGGAGACACTGTACTCACAGATTCTCGGTGAACGATATATGCTGGCTCGCCAGAGTGATAAGGGACGCTATATAATAGATGTAGAACAAACCAAGAAAATTCAAGGCACCCAGTTTATCAAAATCATTCGTGGTATTGTTGAATCTAAGATGTATGGATACACTGGTTTGGAGATTCTTCCAGATATAGATGCCCGCACAGGTAAGCTAAAGACTGTAAACCTTATTGAGCGTCGAAACATACTTGCCGACCAGCGTCGTATTGTACGCCGTCAGGGAATATGGGAGAATGGTTGGAACTTTGATGACCCACAATACTCAGATTACTATGTGCTCATCAATGATGGTACATTAGGTCTGTTCTCAGCTACTACCCCAAGCATTCTTGCTAAGAAGTTTACGATGGCTAACTACGTTAACTTTTCTCATACCTATGGTCAGCCTATAATTCATGGTAAAACTGAATCGGACAGCGACCCTGACCGTAGACGTCTTGCTAATGAAATCGCCAGCGCAGCTCAAAACAAGGTGTTGGTGACTGGTTTAAATGATGAAATCGACATTAAGGCATTTACAATGTCGAACTCAGAACATATCTTCACAGGTTTGATAGCTCTTGTTGACAAAGATGTATCAAACCTTTTGCTTGGTTCAGAATCAATGGCTGGTGCTACCCAGTCTTATGTAGGTTCCACCAAAGCTCACGAAAATATTTTCCGTGACCGTGTAGAGATGTACCGTGACTATATTGAGCTGGTGATGAATGAAGCTATTATTCCTCGCTTAGTGAAAATGGGCTACATTGAAGATGGTTTGGAGTTCAAGTACTCTAAGCGCATTGAAATGTCTGATGAAAACCGTATTCGTCTCTTCCAGAATATCTGCGAGCAGTGGGAAATTGAACCCGATGTTATCGAAAGCGAGTTTGGAATTAAAGTGAAAAAGCAGCTAAATATTATGGGTGCCCCTGTTGGTGGAGGTGAAGATGGAAATGGTTTTACCGAAGGTGCCGTACGTCACATGACCGATGAAGAATATCTGCGCAGATACGGCCATCCTCGTGGAGTGACAAATTTTTTGAAGGAGAGAGGAATGTAAGTGCGTCTCTTCTCTCCCAAATACAAGCACTCCGTAAGCCTGTTGCTGATGATGACAGGAAGAAAAAAGAGTATGAGAAGCTATTGTTGTTGTTTCACGATTTAATTCAGAGCATAAAGGACGAAAAAGGCGAATGGGACAGCTTACAGTCGCTTATTGAAGAACGTGCTGATATTGCTATTCGATACGCATTTGATGGTTATGGTATTAGTTATGACGATGCGCTGGAGATGCTCAAGAATGCTGATGATTTAACAGATGAACAGCGTGTTGACCGTGATATTCTCGTAGCTGCTGTTGATAACATCATAGATTTCTCTACTGCTGAAGAATACCAAATGGCACGAGAAATACCAGACTTTGATGATATTTTCGACCCTGAATTAAGCGACTGGGATGGTGAAGGTAATATTGACGAATATCTTGAATCATTGTTTATCACCTACAACCAGCGATATGCAAGTGTTGAGAATATGGATATTGAATATGCCTTGATTGTGGCTGCTTACCTTGCACACATAGCTTCTGAAACTGTGCTCACATATATGACACAAGGTGATGATCGTGTAAGACCTTGGCACTTACAGTACGAAGGGTTTAGCGCACCACGCTCGCATTTCCCATCATGGCTAATTCCACCAATTGAACATCAGTGCAGATGCTTTTTAGTAGAAGATTCTGCCAATGTAATGGGTAAAGTGCAGGCTAAGTGGGAAGGTTCTGGAATGCCAGAGATGCCCGAATGGTTTAATCGCACATTCAAAGAAAGTGTAGCTAATGGTGGTCGTATTTTTTCAGATGAACACCCATATTTCCAAGTTGATACACAGCACTACGATAAGCTGTCAGAGATTGCATCGAATATAAAGAAAAAGTATTTGAGTAATGGCTAACATACCTATTGAAGCTGGAAGTGGTGGAATATCAATCACACCACGCCAGCTCATCACTCAGTGGCAACACAAACCCCATATGTTTCAGGTGAATGTGTGGAATTTTGAAGTGAAAGCTGGTAAGGCTGCGCAAGATATTTTCAGAAAGTCATTTGATATGAAGCGATTTAATGACGATAATAGTACTGCTTGGAACCCACGTTCACCAAGAACCCGTGGTAGTCATCCATTAATGGTACAAACTTCATCATTAAAAAACTCTATCAAGTGGAAACATATGGACCAACGTGGATCTGGAGATGGTGGTGTGACGATTTATACCGACCCTAATGGTTTTGCAAATACCGCAAAGCATCGTGGGTTTTGTTATGCAGAAATCCACAACTCCCCCAATAGTAGTGTGCGTAGAGGACGTATAAGGAATATGCCACAACGCCAATTCATGGGCGACTCCAGTGTATTGGATGACGAGTTAGATAAACTATCAGCAATGATTTTCAAAGGATTCCCATTGTAATGATTGTAGAAAAAAAGAATAAGAAAGTAGAAGAGTCTCAACAGTCACAACCTACGACTAAAGAGCGTGAACGTACCCCGATTGAAGTTGCAGTAGAGTCTAATCCTATGACAGACGCTTATCATGCTGTCAAGAAAATTTTGCTTTCCATCAAGGAAG